CGACGTCCACGCCCTCTGGCAAGGCACCTTCATGGTTGCCTCCATGGCTCTCGGTACCAACATCCTGCGTCCCGACTGCGCCGTGGAGATCTACACCGCCACCAGCTGAGCGGTTTCAATGGGGCCCTACGGGGCCCCTCCCCATTTCTGAGCTGATCGATGGCACTTGCTCGCACCACCTTCCTGGAAGCGGTCAACCGCGTCCTCCAGATGATGGGCGAGGCGCCCGTCAACAGCCTCAATGGCCAGTTCGGCCTGGCGCAGCAGGCCCAGGACATGCTCAACGACATCAGCCGCAAGGTCCAGGTGGACGGCTGGTCGTTCAACACCGATTACGAGCGGGAGATGCTGCCCGACGCGGTGACTCAAGAGGTGGCAGTGGCCCCCAACGTCAGCCGTGTCGTGGTCGATCCCTACAGCTATCCATCACTGGACGTCGTCCAGCGCGGCGACAAGCTCTACGACCGCCGGTCCAAGACGTACCAGTTCACTGACGCCTTCAACGCGGACGTCACGTACTTCCTCGAGTGGGAGGAGCTCCCCGAGCACGCCCGGCAGTACATCACCATCAAGGCTGGCCGGCATCTGCAGGAAGCGATCCTGGGCAGCGCAGACCTCAGCAAGATCAACATCACAGCTGAGGCCGAGGCTCGAGCCTTGTTCATGGAGGAGGAGGGGGCCGTCAGCCAAACCAACATGCTGCGTGGCAACCCGAATCACACCGGTGTATTCATGACCTTCATGCCCAGCCGGGCCCTGCAGCGTTGAGCCATGCCACTCGTCAGCAGCTCCATCCCCAACCTGATCAATGGAATCAGCCAGCAGCCAGCTGCGCTGCGCCTGGCATCCCAGGCCGAGCAGGTCGTCAACTGCATGTCGTCCCCGGTTGAGGGACTGAAAAAGCGTCCTCCCTGCTACAACCTCGGCAAGTTGTTCAATGGCTCAGCTGGAGCTGGCCGGCCGTTCACAACCATCGTCGACCGTGACGCGACCATCAGGTACCTGGTGCTGATCCAAGACAACGCCATCAAGGTGTTCGGGCTGGATGGCAGCGTCAAGACCGTGACCACGCCAAACGGCACTGGGTACCTGGACATCACTGGCGAGCCCAGCAATGTGTTCAGGGTTGCGTCAGTCGCTGATTACACATTCATCGTCAATCGCGAAAAGACGGTTTCGATGCTCACTGGAGGCGGTGACTTGTCGCCGACCTGGGGCACTAAGTCGATGGTGTTTGTGAAATCAGCTGATTACGCAACGACGTACACAATTACAGTCAACAGCACCACTGTTACTCACACGACTGCAAACTCTGGTGGCGCAGTTCCTAATGTTGTCACCGTTGCGTCAGCGCTGGCGACAAGCCTTTCGACTGCGCTTGGCACCGGCTGGACTGTCACAAGCTACGAAAGCAACGTGATGATCACCAGGACCAGCGGCGCTGATTACACGCTCGCGACCCTTGACAGCAGAAGTGGCGAGATGATCGTCGGCGTCAAGGGAACTGTGGACAGCTTGAGCGACCTCCCGACCAGAGCGGAGCACGGTTTCATCGTCAAGATCCAAGGCTCCGCTGTAACCAGGGCCGACGATTACTACGTCAGATTCGTCGCAAATACTGGCAGCGGCACTGGCCATGGCGTCTGGAAGGAGACAGTCGCGCCTGGCGTTGTCTACAAGTTTGACCCGGCAACAATGCCGCATGTGCTGGTTCGCAACAATGACGGCACATTTACATTTAAGCAATTTGATTGGTCGGGTCGTGTCGCCGGTGATCTGGCCACAGCGCCAGAGCCCACCTTTGTCGGCAGCAAGATCCAGAACGTCAATTTGTTCCGCAACCGGCTGGCCTTCCTGGCCGACGAAAACATCATCCTGTCTGCTGCTGACAGCTACGACCGTTTCTGGCCCGAGACCGTGCAGACCGTCGTCGACAGCGACCCGATCGATCTCACGACAGGCGGCCGGCAGATCAACTTCCTGGTCAGCAGCCTGGCCTTTGCCAATGTCCTGCTGCTCTTCAGCCGCCACGGCCAGTTCCGGCTCGACTCGGGCTCGAACATCGGCACGTCCCTGACGCCCAAGACAGCGACGATCACGCCTGTCACCACGTTCGAGATGCTGCCGGAGGTCGACCCAGTGGGCGTCGGCCGGACGATTTACTTCTCTGTGCCTAAGGGCGATTTCTCCGGCCTGCGGGAGTTCTTCCTGCCGGACGCCAGCGGCCCGGTGCCACTGTCAGAAGAGGTGACGGCATCGGTGCCGAGGCTCATCCCAGGCAACCTCTGCACGCTGATTGCGTCTGCCTCGGAGGAGAGCATCCTGCTGATCAGCAAGGACCAGCCCAAGCGGATCTACCTCTACAAGTTCCTGTTCCAGCAGGACACCAAGCTGCAGTCGTCCTGGTCCTACTGGGAGGCGAAAGGCGCCAAGTCGATCATCGGCGCAAGCATGGTCGACAGCGAGCTGTACCTGGTCGTCGAATACAGCAATGGTGTCTACCTGGAGAAGGTGATCCTGCGGCCGGAGAACGTCGACACGGGCACCGAGGTCGAGATTCTCTTGGATCGCAAGACCACTGAGGCCAGCTGCTCCGTGGCGCTGACCAACCCGGCGGGCCTCGATGTCCAGAGCACCATCACGCTGCCCTATCCGATTGCCGCCGACAGCACCATGGTCGTCGTCGGCCGGTCATTCGCAGGAAACACCCTGCAGCATGGGCAGTTGGTGGTACCTATCAGCCAGACGCTGACAGGCGGGACAGGCGGCAACGGCACCCTGGTGGTCCGCGGGGACCTGACTGCCTCCAAGTTCTATGTGGGTGAGCTCTACGACATGCTCTACGAGTTCAGCACCCAGTACCTGAAGGAGCAGCCGCCTGGCGGTGGCCTGGCTGTTGTGGCCGGTCCCAAGCTGCAGCTGCGCACCTGGACGGTGATCTTCGACCAGACGTCGCACTTCGAGCTGAAGGTCACCCCCCGGGGCAGGACGACTTACACCTACCCCTACAACGGTCTCGAGCTCGGAGATTCCGAGATCAGCATTGGCGAGCTCCCTTTGCGCACTGGCAAGTTCAGGGTGCCGGTCATGACGCAGAACATCGACGCCAAGATTCAGATTGCAAGCAGCAGCGCCCTACCCTGCAGGTTGCAGTCAGCCGAATGGGAAGGGTGGTATCACACCAGGGCGGGGCGGATGTAAGACCACACACCCGACGGTCTGTGGTGAAGGACATCCTGCCTGTCGCCAACAACATGCGACAGGAGGATGCCGACGAGGTCCGCGCTGGCTGTGGCCAAACGCCTGCCGAGGCGTTGATGTACTGCTTCTTCAAGGGTGATCCCTGCATGACCATGGTCGGCCGTAGCGGCCGGCCCATGGGCATGTGGGGCGTGGTGCCGCAAGAGGAAGGCTTGGGGCGGATCTGGCTGTTGGGAACCGACGAGATGGTCGACGACCCAGCCAACCGGCTGCGGTTCCTGCGCGAAGCCAGGGGATACTTGGATGAAATGGGAGGGCGTTACAAGGTGCTGTTCAACTACGCGGATGCCCGCAACGCGATTCACGTCAAATGGCTTCGGTGGATGGGCTTTACCTTTATCGCCGAGCATTCAAACTATGGAGCAGAAGGTCGAGCGTTTCTGGAGTTTGTGAGGATGAGCCATGTGTGAGCCCGTATCGATCACGCTGGGCGTCCTGTCCGCTGGCCTTGGCATCGCTCAAGGCGTTGCCGGGTACCAGCAGGCCCAGGCCAACACCGCCCAAGCCAACGCCCAAGCGGAGCAGGCTTTCCGCTTCCAGCAGATGCAGGCTTCATCGGCCCGCGGCTTTGAGCAGCTGAAGCAGCAGCAGCAGGCGTCGGTGATGGAGCAGAACCGGCTGTTGGCGGACACGGCCTACGCCAATGACATCGCCCAGCTGAACCTGCGGCTGATGCAGGAGCAGGAGTCCGCGGCCCAGCAGCAGCGCAAGGCAGCCCTATCGGCCCAAGAGGCTCGAGGAGAGGTCAGGGCGACAGGTCGTCTTGGCTCGTCTGTCGATGCCCTGATCGCCGATTACTACAGGCAGCAGGCGGCATTTGACTTTGCCACCGAGCGCAACCTGGCGTTCACGACGGCGCAGACGCAACAGCAGAAGGTCGGGGCCGCGGCGACTAGGGGCAGTCGGCTGGCCAGCCAGCAGCCGTACCTGATGCAGCCGATCCTCGATCCACTGGAACCGATCTACGCCCAGGCTCCCAGTGCTGCCCCTTACGTCCTGCAGGGTGCGGCAGCCGTGGTGGGAGGAGTGCAGACAGGCATGGCTTCCGCAGCGCAAATCAAAAATCTCAAACTGGGGCAGCCTCCCAAGTTGCCTCCCGTTTCGGGAACGCAAAACGCTGGCGCGTTCAAGATGGACGCCCTCTATACGCCAACCATCAAGCCGTACTAAGCCATGGCCAAGCTCTCTACCGGTCAGACCTACGGCGAAACAGGCCGTGCCACGTCGCAGCGGCTCCTGGGTGGCGCAGAGCAGATGGCGTCAGGCGGAGCCCTGGCCCAGCAGTCGCTCGGTGTTCCGACACTGCAGCCGCAGGCGGCGCCAGTGAACACATTCCAGCAGGTGGGAGCTCCCACCCTGGGCGGCCCGGTCCGCACTTTTGCGCCGCCAGAGCTGCCTGCTGCCAGCCAAGACATGGCCAACCTGGCCAGGGCACTGGGCAGCTTCAGCCCTGTCCTTGAAACCTTCGGCCAGCAGTACGTCGAGAAGCTGAAGGTTGACGACCGGCGTGCCGAGCTGGTCGGCCAGCAGCTTGCGCAAGACCTGCAGGTCAAGTATCCAGGCCAGCAGTTGGCGGAGCTGCGAGACCAGCTGTACCGCCAAGCCCAGGCAGGCGATGAAGGGGCGGCCAGGGCCTATGCCAAGGTCCAGTCGTTGAGCCCGCTGCAACTGGCTTACGCCAATAGATTCACTCAGCGAGCCAATGTCCAGTTTGATCTAGCTAAAGCTGCCGATGAATACAATCGGCTTACTGAAGTAGAGGGCCCCTCTGGGGCCAAGATTCCCAAGGAGTGGTTGCAGCCTGGAGATCCACGGCTGCAGGCGGCGAAGACTTCACTGATCAGGATGCCAAGTGACCCGGTAATCTTCGCTGAATACCAATCACAGATCTACGCCAAATACGCAGAACTCGATTCGACTCAGACCAAGATTCATAATTCGTGGAAGGAGCGCGAGTTTGGTGCTGCAACCAACCAACTGATTGGCAGCTTGGTCCAGTCAGGAGCAAGTGTCGCTGATGCACAGTTGGCAATTAGCGAGATGGCGACGTCTGCTCGCATTGTGCTTGGGGCGGAGGGTTATCCGAGGTGGATGGAAGCCCTTGAGCCGTCCTTCCAGGCGGCAATCAATGTGGCCAGTTTGAACGCGCAGGGTGGCATTGACTATGAGAAGCAGCAGTACCTGTCGGGACAGAAGCAGGTCATCCTCGCTGGAGTCATCGCCGGCCCCAACGGCGAGACCTACCTGCAGCGCCTTGGGGCGAAGGGTGGCGCTGTTGCCCAGCTGGAAGGGCTGCAGCGCAGCCTGAGCAGCCTGAAGGAGATCAAGCAAGCAACCGACACGGTGCTTGGCTACCAAGGCGAGAAGATTGCTCCACAGGTGATCGCTCAGTTCAGGCTCAACGATCCAGCACTGGTCGGTCGTGACCGCGAAAAGGCGGCTGCGGAAGCGAGGGCTTACGTGATGCAGATGCCACCGGGCCCAGCCCAGGTGGAGGCCAGTCAGCAGGTAGAGCGAGCTATCAACTCAGGC